ACCAAAGGTCTTGATTCTTTTAATCAAGCACTGGGGAGGGCATCAAGAGGGCTTCGCTCTGCGGGCGGATTACCGACTTCACCATCACAGGGACCTGGCAGCGGTCAGCCAGCGCCATCAAATCCATCCAACCAGCAAAATCAAGGGCAACAGCCCAAGGGTTTTAAAGGCCAGCAATTCCCTGAACACAAAAATTACATGGGGCAAAGCAAGGGTTTGCCAGGTGGGCGTATTCCGCTATATCGGCGCATGGCATCTATGGGTGGGATAATGGGCGCAAGCCATGCGTATAAAGCGCAACGGGAAGCAGAGGGTCGCAAGGGTTTTGGCGGGTTGGGTGGTGGCTTCGGAGCATTCGGGCTTTCGATGGGCTTGGCACGTCTTGCTGAAAGTGGAATGGTTGGCAAAGATGTTGCTGGCGGACTTTCGCTTGGTGCTTCTATGGCTATGTTCAATCCAAAACTTGGCGCTGGTATTGCCGCTGGTACGTTTGCGCTCAAGAGCCAAAATGGCGCAATGGCCGCGCTTGGTGGCGCTGGCGCTGGTGCAGCAATCGGCTCTCAGTTCGGTCCGATGGGTACAGCAATTGGTGCGGCAATCGGAACGCTAACTGGAACGATTATGGCCCCCATCAATCGAATGAAGGCCGCGACCGAAAAAGCAAAGGGTATTGTAAATTCGTTTTTTAGCGCCTCCGTTGGAAACATGATGGTCAACCTGGCGCTGTTGGAAAATGCCGCATATCGTTCAAATAAAACACAAAGCACTATTGCTTCCTCTCTAAGAACGCAAGGTGGGGAATATCGAAAATATGCAATGATTGCCCAAAAGGGTGCCGCTGGTGGCGGGCCACGCGGGAGTGGCACATCCCTTCGCGACCACTTAGTCGCAGGAATCCTTGCTGGAGGAACCACTGGCGCTGCTATTGGTACTGGTGCAGCGCTGTCAACTGGCGGAGCGCTGACGCCAGCAATTCTTGGTGGTGCGCTGGTTGGCGGCGCAGTCGGCGGAACAGCAGCAACTGTGACCTATGGAGCAAAGTTTTTATACAACCGTTTTAGGGATGATACAAATAATCGTCGTAGACAGGAGCGTGGCTCAGCAATTGACCAGTTATTTGCGGCTGGAGCAATCAGTGAGTCGCAGTACAACGAACTTACTGCGCCAGTCAAAAGACGTTTTGCGCGAGATAAAAAAGTTGACGACACCGTCCAGCAAAAATTTCTTGAAAACTATGTAAAGAAAGGCGACTCCATGGCTGTTGCAGCCGACAATATCGCCAAGGTGGTCGACTCGCGCACCAAATTTATAGCAAATATGACTGGAATGTCTGAAATTCAAGTTGTAAAACTTGCGCAGACAATGGGTGTAAATCTTGCAGATAATACGGCAGACTTCAGAGAGCAACTCGAAAAACTTGGCGTAACCGTTATAAAAACGAAAGACCAAATTAATCAAACAATTTCTGAACTTGTTACAAAAAATCTTTCGGTGTTCGACCAGGCAATCAAACTTGAGCAGGCCCCAGAGATACTCGATGAGGTAATGAAGAATTTCCGCATGGATTTCAATGCCAGAGGTGCTGGTGCAACGGTCACTTCTGAAGATGCCAAATTGCTTTATGGGACAGCGTTTGAGCAACTTACAAATATGTATGGCGGAAACTCTGTCAAAGCATTTTTTGAATTGCAAAGACAGATGGGTAGTCAGACTGGACTTGCGTTTAATGAGCGCAACGCATCTGGAAAACTCAATCCGCTTGGCGGCCTTGGCGGAGCAATGTTTACTGGTATTCCTGGTCAAGCAGTAAATGACTTCCTTAATATGTCCGAGCGTGATGTGGCGACGACACTTACGACTCAATTCGGAGCAATTCTTGCTGGTGGCAACAAGGCGCTCGCTACTGGCGATGTGGAAAAAGTCAAAAAAGCATTTCTCGGGATGGATACCGATATGCAAGAACTTTTCGCTAATTCTCTTGCAAGCGGAGACCTTGGCGGACTAAGCGCCACTGAATTCCTGAGCAGTTTTGGCGTTACTGGAGTCTCTGTTAATACGATTAGCGATAAAGATGCAGCGTTTGCTTTGGCCGACGCAGCAGAAAAAGAACTGATGCTTATGCAATCTGAAAAAGAGATTATTGACGGTATGGGCAAATTCTTCGGACCAGAAGCAGAAAATCCAGAATGGTGGTCAAAGGCTGCCCTCACCGAAGTGTTCAAGGCGGCAGGGATTGATGGAGATACAAAAACTCCTCGTGGTCGTGGAATTGGTGACACAACAGCAAGCAGACTCTCTCAGACAATGGCTCGCCATATGGCCATCGATGGAATGGTCTCTGGTTCACGAAGAATTACCTCCTCCTATCGCACAAACAATCTTGGTTCACTCAATTCGGACCACATAACTGGACGCGCATACGACCTTGTTGGCCAACAACTTGGCATGTACAAAACAACTGTTGAAAAGTCTGGTGGGTTTGCTGAGTATCACGGTCGTGGCGCAAATCGGCATCTGCACGTTGTCCCAGGTCCAGGGGTCTCAGCACCGATGGGTGACATGACTGTTCCAGCATCGAAGAAAATGACAACAACACCCACAGTAACGTCTTCTGGTGGAGGGGATATAACTGTTAACCTCAACGTGAACGGTCTGGGTATAAAAGAAGCACTTCCTCAAATCAAGAGCGAACTTGAGCGGTCAATTTATGAAATGCGGAATAGGTCGTAGTATATGGCAATAGCAAGAGTGGCCAATTTTGGCAATATGCAATTTATTGAAACAGACTTAGCAGTCTGGAATCTTAAGCCATCCATAAAGCGTGGGTATGGAGAACGTGCCGTGCTTTGGCGGAAGATGGTAAATAACATTCCACAAAATGGGACCAACGATAGTTACTACCTCTTGAACGGAATACCGCGAGGTGGAACTGTTGCTGTGATGTGCCTTGAGTTTGGTAGCGGTGATGGCTACAACAAATTGTGTGGCACTGAGTCGGCCTATATCGTCAACCAACGTAAAACAGAATATACGTATACCGAACTAAAAGATTACCTCGGCTACTCAAAGGGCGCAAACATAAATGCGATTCTTAGCCCGTCTGGTGCAGATTCTGGTTCAACTGACGCGAGGCCAGATATTCGCCCACGCGGCGTAATATCAGGCGCCGAGGGGGCGTCAAGAATACAAATTGGGACTGGCCAGCAAATTTACAACGTGTCAAAAGAAGATTTGCTAACAGCGGTAAAAGAGTATTTATATGCCGTACAGAAAGACCCATCGAGGAAAGACGACACAACAATCCGTTTCCATACTCGCGGAACAGGGGCACAAACAATCATTCTTGACACAATTGACGAATTGGTGGAAGCGTTTCCCAAGTATTTCACATATGATGAAGAGTTCAAAAGACAGGCTCTTGCATCAATTACTGCTGGTTCAACTAATAATCAATTTTTTGCTGATAATGAATGGTGGCCAACTTCGTATTTTGGATTATGGGATTCACTCGCTAAAAAATCTTGGATAGGTGAGGAAGAAGTTGAGGGGTATTTGATTAATGAAGGTTATTCGTTAGAGCAAATTAGAGCGATTCGCGCACTTAAGGGTGAAACGGCATACGTTTCAGCGAGTGGAACGTCATCGACTGGTGGCACAAGCAGTACTGGAACTGGTGGTAACTCAAGTTCCCGTACTGGTGGAACTACTGGTGGAGTAACTCCAAATAAAAACCCTTGGCTGGGCCCAGAGGGTTATACACAAGGCGCAATTCAAGACATCACCATCCAACGAAGCAGAAATTTATTTTTAACTTCTGACGAGGTTTCTTCTGCCCTATCGGCACAAAATGTGGCCCTAAAGCCTGGTCAACCAGTTATGTATCAGGTTTATTTGCAAAACGCTACCGCATCAACCGATGACCCAGGGCGCTATTCACTGATTGAACCGTATGTTTTTGACCTCGCACCGAACGAGATTACATATTCTGGTTTTGGGGGCGAATGGGTAACGATTGAACGAACTGGTGGATTTCCATTCATAGATTGGAAAAATTTTAAATTATTGCAGGTGTCATTTTCGTTTGTCATTGCGGCAAAAGATTCACCTGGGCTAACAGCCAATGGGCTTGAAATTCCAATTACTAGCAAAATAGAACAGTTGCAAAGAATGGCACAAACCCCATTCCCAGTGATGTTCTATGGTTTTGATACGTTGCTTACCAATCAATTCAGATATGACGAAAAAGGAAATCCTCGAGGAATTCAATTTGTAATTCAAGACTTAACCATCTCCGCAACAAGGCGTAACGCCAATATGGAAATTACTCGAGCGCAAGCAAACATCACACTGCAAGAGATACCCATAGAACGGCAGTCCCTGATTGGCATGCCGCGACTAACACATAAAACAGTCGTTCCGCGTGAGCCAACGACAACTACTCCATCGGATGAGTGGGGAAACTTTACCGACCAAACACCGCCGCGTGATACAAGTTTTACGGTTAATGCGGAAGTTGTCGGATAATAATTGGAATCGCGTAGCGGAATATGTCAAACGTAGATATCAAGACAAGTCTGGTCGACCAGTCAAATAACGCATCCTCAAATATTGCGGGCTCTTCACGCGATGTGCCACTCGTTTTCCTTTATGAGAGTGGAATACCAAAAACTTTTATTACCACTTTGTTGAACAATATTTTATCTATCAATGTCAACTATTCAATATCGGCAGCAACAGCGGTGACGTTTGAGGTTGTTGACCCAGGTCTTCAGATGACCCTAAATAATTATTTTCAAATTGGTCAGACGCTTATTTACAGAAGCCATAACACAAATGTTCTTGCTGATGGAATTACTACAAGTATCGGCGTAGAGCAATATATTGGTTATTTTCTCGAAATTGCTGACGTCACAATTTCTCAGGGTCAAGGAAATTCCCCAGTGATTCGTGTTCAGTGTTATACAAAAGCGATACAACAAATGAAGCGCGATAGAAAACCAGGAGTTATCAAGGGGACTGGTTCACAGTTTGTTATTAATGCCGCTAAGAAATATGGTCTTCAGTGTGTGGCCCAAAAAACATCTCAACAGCAAAATATCACACAAGCAAGCGGTGAGGACGTGGCCGATTCGCTTTGGGATGTCCTAACGCGTCTTGCTGGGGAATGCAAGGACGAAAATAAAAACCCTTTCATCCTTTTTGAATCAGATGGAACACTATATTTTGGCAGTCAGCAGTGGCTAATGTATAAATGGGGTTTAGATTCTTATTCACACAAGCGCTGGAATAAAAAACTTCAGCAATGGCAAGAAGTGAATAGAAAAGTTACACACTTAAACTACCCGCAGCGCAGAAGGGCTGATGGCAGCATAGACACTCGCTTTACCCTGCATACGCTACCGACCATACATAAATCTGAGAATGACCCATTAGAAGGAGATGGTTCGTGTGTAGTAGACAGGCTGAATGGGGTTCGGCTTAGACCTGGGATGACCATTAATGTCGGCGATATACCTTGGTTTACTGACGATTTTTTAATTACCTCTGTTGATTTTCAAGAAATGGTGCCAGACCCAGTAGCGATTAGTTTTGCCACTCCACCGCGTTTGGAAAAAAATATTAAACCAATTTCCGTAGGTGCTATTTATCCAGGCTCTGTTGAATGGGCGACAGTTATCGGTCTTAATTCGAGGCAGCAAGACGCATACAATGCTGGTGCTGCTGGTTCAAGAAATGTAACGAGGACAGAATCATGACTGGATTATTCGACGGTGGCGGGAATCAAGTCAATAGGCAAAAGGCATCCTCCCACCCGCTCGTTGGTGGCAAGACGTATAAAGGAACCGTTCGTTCTGTTGTAAACGGAAGAGCGGTAGTAACAGTTGATGACCTTGGCGTAACTTATAACGACGTTGAATTTATTGGAAATACAAATAACTACAGTTTGTCAACAAACGACAGAGTACTTTGCGTATTCACAGAGGGACGAACTCGCGATATTTTTATCATTGGCGCGTATAATAAAAGGGCTGACACTTTTGTTACAAAAACAAAATTTAACGCATTGATTGACGAACTTGAAAGTAGGCTTGGTTTAGCCTCAAACGCGCTCGACGCATTTAAGCAAACGGATTAATTATGGACACCTTAAAATTTCCTTTAAAATTTGACACTAATAAACAACTCGTCAAATTGACAGAAAATACAGACCCGTACATTAAGCAAATTATTAGTTTTTGCATTCTGACGGAGCCATTTTCGCTTCCCCTTAGTCCAGATTTTGGAGTGTCTGACCCATCATTTGCTACAGTTTCACCAGAGCGACTTATGCTCGCTGCAAATAAATTTGTCCCAGAAGTAACTATTGTTGCGGTGGACAGCAATCTCAACGACCAAGATGGTCGCGTAAACGTAAAATTCATTTACAATAGGTAGGAACTATGGTCGCGGATTTCAGACAATATGTAAATTTAAGACCACTTGACATTGAGCCTGCACAGTTATACCTCGAATCGATAGAAGTCGCTCGAAGCGTTTTCCCAGACTTCGAATTACGGCCAGGGACAATCGAGGACGCAATGTTCCAAGCATTCTCGTATATGTCTGCGCTAAATATAGGCGCTATAAATCGTATTCCCGATGCCCTAATGCTTGGTGTAGGAAAAATGATTGGCACACCGTACGCGGACGGCTCGAGGGCGACGATGGATGTGCTTTTTACGGCCAACTCAAATTCTGGGGCTGTTGTGCCAGCAGGAACGCTTGTTAGCAACTCAATCACAATTGACGACACTCCAGTTCAGTATGTGTTTGAAACCAATGAAGAGTTGACTATCGCATCAAATACAGTGGGAGACCCGTTGCCAACAGGAACGGTATCTGCAACCTGTCAGACGGTTGGAGTAATTCCCCAAATTGACACTTCAACGTCATTGAATATTCTATCGTTTTCTGCTTCCCTGTATACCGCTGCAGCAAACGGAAATTTTGTGCAAGGAACAGACGCTGAAGCACTTGACTCGTTTCTCGATAGAACTGTTGCAAACCTTGCTTCGTTTTCATCAGCACTTACAACTGCGTCACAGGCCCAGAATTATGTTTTAGTAGAAAACCCAAATCTTGTAACTAGGTGTAAGGTTTACGACCTCACCGACCCAGATGGAACTTACCTTGTTGGTGGCGGAACATCGTCTGGGAAGGTAACTGTTTTTGCTTACGGTCCAGGACGTTTGCTTACTTCTGGTGAAAAAACTGCGATTGAAACAGACTTGATTGATAGAGCAGTTGCTGGTTTGGAAATTGGCGTGCTTGACCCGACACTACTCGACTTCAATATTACAGCAACGATTTTGTATGACCCGTCATATGATGCCACGGCCTTACTGGAAATTATTCAAAACCAGTTACTACAACAGTTTTCTCCAAGATATTGTCAATTTACTGAAGAGCGTTTGAGGTATAACGACGTTTTGCAAAATCTCTACGCCCAGCCAGCGATTGTCCATGTCACATCATTGACCGTTGGGAATACAGAAACGGCAACAATAACTGGCGCAACAGTTGCTGGCGCTGGGGTCACCTATGACGCAGTAAATACATTCGCTATTAATGACGTTGTCACGGTGACTGGCATAACACCTTCTTCCCTCGATATCGCAGACAAAGTTATTACCGCACGCACAAATAGCACATTTACCGTTGCTGATTCTGGTGGTGCAAGTGGTGTTTATTCTTCTGGTGGGAGCGCTAGCGCAAAATATCCAAACTGGGGCGCTACTGATGGAAACGATTTGCTTTATTACAAAAAAGGAAGTTTGTTGAATTTGTCAGAAACAAATATCAATCTAACTCTTACGGCTTATTCGGGTTAATTGTGCTGCTCAAAAATCCAACTAGAAATTTAATTGGCTCCACCGATAGCCTGCGCGCCAAAAACGCTAACGGTGTAATTCTTTCGCCAGAGACATATTCACATACATGGACGGCAACAAACGCAACAATTACTGTTGTCGCCGAACAATACGTTCATCCAGTTCAATATTCATTAAAAATCCAGCCGTTAAATCCTGCGCTACCGATTGTGCTGACTCTTCCATCTGTTATTCCAGATGACAATGATGCCAATGGCTCGCAGGTCCAGTTCCATTCACAGGTCTATTGCCAGACTGCAATTACCGCTGTCGCAGAAATTCAAAATATAACCGAATCGACATCAGATTCGTATCAGCAATTACTCACATCTGGCAGATGGAATGCTGTTTGGTCACCAGTCATAGATGTAGGTGTAATAGATACTTCAGTTGACGATATCGAGTTTTCTGTCGAAATTACTTTTACAAACCACAGTGGATTTGTATTTTACCTATCGGTTCCATACATAATCAACGAACTTGGTATTTATAAAAATTCTTTTGTTTACAACATGCGAAAATTTATGCCGACATTTATATGGGATAGGGATAAAATTCAGGAATATCCAAACTATCCGATGACCAAATTTTTACACGCGATGACGGTGTTCGCACATTTTTCAAGTCTGCTTTACTCGCGTTATTTTGAATATCTTAACGGTCAAATTTCAATCAGTAAGACAAGCGAATCATTTAGATATAGCCAGTTGGTCAATCCAACGTATGTAGATAGCGAATACACGCCATGGCTTACTCAATTCAATGGGACAAACATTTATAAGAGCATTCAGACGCAATCCGCCACAGAGGTAATTTCGAATCAAATCGAATCAATCGAGTGGCAACTTATCAATGCGTACTTTGGGAGAAACGCTGGTACAACAAAAGCAATTCGCGAATGTGCACAACAGGTCCTTACTGGTTCAAAAGTTTGCTACATAATTCCAGGTGGTAGTTTTTTCCAAATTAATATTTACACCCTCGTAGCAGAAACGCCAGGTGTCACCAATGAGGGCGATGAATCCGCAGAAGTATTGGCAATTACCGAAAAAACTCGGCCAATGGGATTTACCATCAATCACTCCGCTTATACGGAATTGCCATTCATTTTGGATGACCAGACATACGGTGTGTTGAATGTTGCACCCCTTGGTTAAGTGATAAAATTTAAGTGCCTACAAGGAGGGTATGTGAGTACAGCATTTATCAAAGACACCGCAGAAAGAGCGGCGCGCACATTCATTCAGGGGTATCTTGGCTCCTGGCTTGCCACTGGGGCCGATTTCGACGGTCTGGTCAACACGGACAATCTCAAGGTCGGCGTTGTTGCGGTTGCATTGTCAATTGCGATGAGCATGGGCCTCAAGAAGGTCGGCACAAACAAGGAATCAGGCAGCGTTCTTTAGCAATGGTGCCCGCTCTTTTGGGCTACCTAATCTACAATTAGGACGCGACAGTTAGGAGCGCGCGTCAATGCTTGCTGGGATTTACAACATTACTTGTCAGCAGGGGTCCACGTTTAGTCGGACCCTTACTATGAAGTACCCAGACCCGCTCAGCCCTGTCTCCGACCCGACCTATTTGCCATGGAATTTTACTGGCTACACAGCACGCATGCAGGTGAGAAGGACCGTCGAATCCACTACGACCTTAATTTCTCTTACGACTGAAAACGGCCGCATTACCCTCGGTGGTCCGACAGGAATTATTGAATTGCTTATTACCGCCGCCGATACTGCTGCGCTTACAAGTTCTGGTGTTTATGACCTTGAGATTATTTCATCTACTGGCGTCGTTGACAGAATCCTTCAGGGCGACTTTACGCTTTCACAAGAGGTGACTCGATGAGCAACGCAGTCCCCAATCAGGTTCTTGTCGAGGACGTCAGAATAGACGTAAATGTTGACGAAGTAGCGCCTAATCTCATCACGCTCAATACTGGTAGTAGCCAGACGATTCTCACAAGACGCCATGTTCACACTCAAAATACAGTGTCGAGCACCTGGACAATAAATCACACATTGGGTGGATACCCATCGGTCATGGTAGTGGACACCGCTAAAACAGTTGTGGTTGGTGACGTCACCTACAATAGCGATAGCCAGATTGTAGTAAACTTTTCTGCAGCGTTCGCAGGTTATGCATATCTGACGTAAGGACCCGTAATGACAAAATTTCTTACAAACATTGACCTCAATCAAAATCAGTTAGTCAACGGACGATTTGAGGTCGTTGGTTCGGACCCGAACACAAACCTGTTCGAGGGCCGTCTCATTTACAACTCCACCGAAGACACAATTAAGGTCTATTCGGGTTCCGCATGGCGCAAGATGCTCCATTCGGTCATCTCTGGTGGTTCCTACACGGATGCAATCACCATTGGTGAATCCAACGGTGAAATCACCCTCACGCTGAATCTTGCCGATACAGACAGCGCTGGTTTGCTCTCCAGTACATTCTGGAACACCATCAACGACGCAACTTCGGATAACACTGCGTCAAAACTTGTTAAAAGAGATGCAAACGGGAATATTAAGATTTCCGACCCAACCGACCCAGCACATGCTGCAACAAAGGGCTATGTAGATGCCGCACGCTCTGGACTTGACGTCAAGCAGTCGGTACGCGCAGCCACCACTGGTCCAATCAATATTGCAACCGACCTCGAAGACGGCGATACGCTTGATACGACGGTAACTCTTGCTACTGGCGACCGAGTCCTTGTTAAGAACCAGAGCACTTCTTCTGAAAACGGTATCTACGTTGTTCAGGCAAGTGGCGCTGCTGTTCGTGCAACAGACTTTGATTCCGATGCAGAAGTAACACCTGGCGCATTTACTTTCGTTGAAGAAGGTACCGTCAACGCAGACAGCGGTTGGGTATTGACGACCGATGGAACAATCACCGTTGGCACAACTGGTCTGACATGGGCCCTCTTCTCAGTCGCTGGAACGATTCTTGCTGGTGACGGACTTTCGAAGTCAGGCAACGTTCTCAATGTCAACGTTGTTGCTGACAGAACAGCAATTACTAGCGACGCAGTAGACATTGCTTCTACCTACGTTGGTCAGTCAAGCATCACGACCCTCGGTACGATTACGACTGGTGTTTGGAATGGTACGGATGTCGCTGTTGCCGATGGTGGTACTGGCGCATCGACCGAATCTGGGGCAAGAACGAATCTTGCTTCTGCTTCGTCCGAAGCAACGGGTCGCACGACAAGCACTCCAGCACTTGCAAGAATTGCAAAACAAGGATGTGCCGCAAGTGTGGGCGGAACGTCGACGACAACAGTCACGCATAATTTTAATACGACAGACGTTACTGTCCAGGTTTATGAGGTTTCTTCTGGCGCAACCGTTTTCGGCGATGTAACAAGAGCAAATAGCAACACGGTTTCTGTCGTGCTGAACGGAACAATTAGCGCGAACGACTACACAATCGTCGTCACGGGCTAACATATGATTGACCTTGAGGGGTCATTCGGAACATAAGCGAAAGCGATTGAGGTCGTGGCGCAAAAATTTACAGTACCCATAACTATTAGGCAGTTGTCATCTGCAGGGTCTGATGCGCTCACGGTATTCGTAAACGGGGAAACATATGGTCGACTTAAAGTTGAGGCTGGCGGCCGCCTTTCGTGGAGCGATGGCGCTGGAACCCACGATACGAATCTCTACAGAGAGAGCGCAAACGTTCTTGCGACAGATGACGTTCTTAAGGCAGTTTCTGGTGTTGTAACACTTTCTACGAATGGTGCGCCTACCGCAGAATTACCAGACGGTGCCCTCGCTGTCGACGCTACGAACAGCGCATTTTATTTTCGAGCAAATAGCGCATGGACCCAAGTAACTGGTGGCGGTGGCGGGAATACATCAGTAACCATTTCTGATACTGCTCCTTCTGAACCAGATGCTGGTGACCTTTGGTATGAATCCGATACTGGCAAGATGTTTGTCTACTACGACTCAATATGGGTTGAAGTTGGCGGCGATGCAGGTCCAACTGGTCCGACTGGGCCTACTGGGCCAACTGGTCCCACTGGACCAGCAGGTGCTACTGGACCAGAGGGTGCGGCATCAACTGTTTCTGGTCCTACTGGCCCAGTAGGTGCTACGGGCCCAACAGGTGCTACTGGACCCACTGGCGACACTGGTGCTACTGGACCCACTGGGGCAATAGGGCCGACAGGAGCAACTGGTGATATTGGGGCGACTGGTCCAACGGGGGCAACTGGAGCAACTGGCCCAACGGGTGCGACAGGACTTACAGGAGATATTGGACCAACAGGTGCCACTGGTCCAACTGGCGCGACAGGTGATGTCGGTCCAACTGGCCCAACAGGTGCTACTGGCCCAACTGGCGCTACAGGTCCAACTGGTCCAACTGGTCCGATTGGCGACCTATCTGACGTAACAATCACAAGCCCAGAAAAATACCAAACGCTTGTTTATGACGGAACTGTTTGGATAAATGAGTTCCCGACCACTGTTTCTAATGTCTACAACGCAGAGGCGACGACTCTGCAAGTTGGAGAGGTGGTTTATCTATTTGGCGGTACTGGTAATCACGCAAGTGTGAAGCGTGCCGACAACGACAGCGACGCAACATCATCCAAAACCGTTGGTCTTGTCGCTACGGCAATACCCGCTGGTGATAGTGGACCAGTCGTAACTCGGGGATACATCGATGGAATTGACTTAAGCGTTGGGTACACCGCTGGCGATGTCCTTTGGCTCGGGGAAAACGGTGCTTTTACCAAGACGAAGCCCGCAGCACCAGAGCATCTTGTTTTTATTGGTGTTGTTGTCAGGACGACAAGCAACGGAATTATCTATGTTGCGACACAAAATGGATACGAATTAGACGAATTACACGACGTTTCAATCGTGGACAAGACGTCTGGGGACTTCCTCAAGTACAACGGAACGCTCTGGGTAAATGACCAAATCAATCTTGGTACAGATACCGTCGGTAACTACGTTTCTGACATAACCGCTGGCACTGGAGTAACAGTAACCCATACACCAGCAGAGGGTTCTAGCCCGACTATCGCAATTGGTCAGGCCGTCAATACAAATTCAAACGTTCAATTTAACGATGTGACCGTTGATGGAAATTTGACAGTCAACGGAACAACGACAACCCTTAATACCGAGACACTTTCCGTAGAGGACAACATTGTTGTTCTCAACTCTGGAGTTACTGGTACCCCAACTACTAATGCTGGAATTGAAGTAGAGCGCGGCACTTCTGACAATGTTGCAATTCGTTGGGACGAATCTACGGATAAGTGGCAATTCACCAACGATGGAACGACTTACATCGACTTTGATACCGCTGGCCCAACTGGTCCAACTGGTCCTACTGGGGCAACTGGGCCAGTTGGAGCCACTGGACCCACTGGGCCTACGGGTGCTAATGGCGCAATCGGTGCTACTGGTCCAACTGGACCAACTGGTGCTACTGGGCCAACTGGTCCTGTCGGTCCTCTTGACACGCTTTCTGATGTTGCGATTACCGATGTCGCAACTGGCGATGTCGTCTACTACGACGGAACGACATGGGTAAATACACCTTTGGCCAGTGTCGCTTCTACTTCATCGGTAACAGTCGCTTCTAGCGCTCCCAGTGGCGCTGCCGAAGGCGACCTTTGGTTCGATTCTGACACGGCTCAGACATTCATCTACTACGACTCGTCATGGGTCGAAATCGGTGGTACATCTGGCGGTGCCAGAGTAAATGTCTCATCAAGCGCACCGTCATCTCCACTTGAGGGTGCATTGTGGTTTGACTCGGATACTGCACAGACATTTGCCTATTACGACGGACAGTGGATTGAAATTGGTGCCTCAGCGATGGCGGCAACCGTTTCTGCTTCTGCGCCGAGCAGTCCAATCAGTGGTCAAGTGTGGTTCAATTCAGACACTGGTGGAACGTACGTCTATTACGTCGATACCTGGATTGAAATTGGTGCCGCCCCAGCGAACGTCATATTGAATAGCATTGATGCCAAGGGTGATTTGATTGTTGGAACTGCAGATAATACGGTGGATAATCTGACCGTAGGAACCAACGGTCAAATCTTGGTGGCCAACTCATCTACGGCAACTGGTCTAGAATGGCAGACGCCAACATATGCAACAACTGGTAAGAGCATTGCGATGTCAATAGTTTTTGGGTCCTAAGGAGAAATCATGGCCGCACCAAATATCGTTAACGTAACCACAATTACAGGCAAGACCGCTGGAAAGGCCTTGTCTGGACAGGCACAAGTACTTGTATCAAATCCTGGGCAAAGCAACAAAGTTTTTAAAATAAATGCTTTGTACATCTCAAATAGAGAAGGTAGTGCTGCTGTAAATGTGAGCGTTTATCTCCAGGGCGTGAATGAAAGTTTTTATTTAGCAAGCACCATTTCAATACCAGCAGATAGCACCCTCGACGTTTTGTCTAAGCCAATCTACCTAGAAGAGGATTGGTCAATTTATGTCGTCTCTGGTGGTCAAGGCGAGCCAGCAGATGCAATTTGCTCTTATGAGGAAATTAGTTAATGGGTAGACGTGGCGGACGCATTGGGCCAAAGTCGATATCTGGGGCGGTAATTCCCTCTGGAATATGGTCACTTGTTGAGCAACAACAGGAAAACGGTGCTGGGAATTGGTCCAATCAATCTATTTATGTTGATGTCGCTGCATTAGGTGCTGGTGGCGGTGGTGGACATGCGAATGGCGCTGGTGGGTCTGGCGGTTCTGGTGGGTATGTAACTGCAACATATCGAGTTACCACGGCTGAAGTATTTTCGATTGTTGTCGGCGGTGGTGGGGCGGCAATGGCAGCAAACGCTGGACCTGGGACGCGCCCAGCGGGTAATGGTGGGCTTGCTGGCTCTCTTGGTTATGGGGGGCAAGGTGGTGGGTATTCTGGATTTTTCAGTACACGGACAGTAAGTCAGGGGAACGCTCTCGTTGTCGCTGGTGGTGGCGGTGGTGGGGCATGGGAGGGCGCAGTCGGCGGTAATGGCGGCGGCTCAACTGGCGGAAATGGCGGTGCTGGTTCCGCTTCTGGTGGAACTGGCGGAACGCAGAGTGCTGCTGGTACTGGACCGAGTGGCACCACTGCTGCTGGGGCACTATTGGGTGGTGATTGCTCTGGTTCTGGCGATGGCGGTGGTGGCGGCGGAGGCGGAGGAGGATACTGGGGAGGCGGTGCTGGTTCGGGAGCAAATCCTGGTTCCGCTGGTGGTGGTGGAAGTAGTTATGTTTCAAATATTTTGACCAATGCAAACTTAAGTGCATCTGGGCGACCATCTGGTTATGGGGCAGGAAGTTCTGGCACGAATAGTGGGCAATCAGGAATTGTGACGCTACGTTTTCTTATTGGTGAATTAACAAATTGGTTTGTTTATGGTGGTACTCAAACCACAGATGGAACTTATATAACCATTACATTCACATCTAGCGGAAATATTCTTTTTGCGCCACGGCCGATAATCGAATATCTGGTGATTGGTGGAGGTGGCGGAGGTGGTGGTGGTTCTGGTAGCGGTGGCGGCGGAGGTGGCGGTGCTGGCGGCTACCGTTCTTCCGTAATCGAAGAGACGAGTGGGGGCGGTTCAGCAGCAGAAGCACCGATTAGTTATTCAGTTGGGGCGACATTCACTGTCACTGTCGGGTCTGGTGGAACTGGGAGAGTGGCGGCAGGCGCGCATACTGACGGGGGAAATTCTTCAATTTCTGGAAGCACCATCAGCACAATCACATCAACTGGCGGAGGTAGGGGCGGAATGCAAGCGGCCTTCTCTGGATATAGTGGCGGCTCTGGTGGCGGCGGAGGTGGTGGTAGCGGGTCTGGTGTTCAGGCTAATACGGGTGCTGCTGGTACCGCGCTTCAGGGTTATGCGGGCGGTAACGGCGGGCATACAGGCAGCGTTGCCCTTGGAGGCGGCGGAGGTGGTGGTGCTGGAGCAGTTGGTGGGGTATGGAGCACTACAAATGGGGGCAACGGAGGCAACGGACTCTCTTCTTTGATAACTGGAGCATCGGTAACGCGTGGCGGTGGTGGCGGCGGTTCGCAAAACACAAATACAGGGGCCAGAACTCCTGGTTCTGGCGGGCTAGGGGGCGGAGGGGTTGGTGGCTATACATCTGCGGCGGGTGCGGGAACGGCAAACACTGGTGGCGGTGGCGGTGGCGGCTCCCACCCATCTGATGGCTCTGGAGCAAATGGTGGGTCTGGTGTAGTAATATTTCGTTGGCCGAACAGTCTTTCGCGGGCTGCGTCGACGACTGGTTCACCGACGTATTTAAATGCAAGTGGATACCACATATATGTATTTACTGCATCTGGCTCTATAACCTTCTAATCATCTATAATGAGTGGCATAAGGAGACAAAATGGCACACTTTGCAGAAATTGATGACAACAACGTAGTTCTTCGCGTAATTGTGGTTTCCAACGACGATTGCAAGGACGCAGACGGCAATGAGTCGGAAGCAGTTGGGGCAGCCTTTTGCAACAACCTGCTTGGCGGCACATGGAAGCAGACTTCCTACAACAGCAATATGCGCGTTCGTTATGCAGGTATGGGCTACACATACAACGAAGAACTTGATGCGTTCATTGCTCCGAAGCCTTTCCCATCTTGGACCCTCAATGAAGATACGGCTGATTGGGACCCACCGACACCGCGCCCAGAAGAAGGATTCTGGTCATGGGACGAAGAGGCTCAGGAGTGGCAAGAGCAAAATCTTGGTGAGTAATGCCAATTTCATTCCCGTCTTCTCCGAGCGTTGGTGATACATACACGCTCGGGCAAAGAACGTGGTCATGGAACGGAACTATCTGGGAAGTCAGCGGAACTGGCATACCTAGTGGTTCGGTAACATCTACCGAACTTGCCTCAAATGCCGTAACTGCCAACAAGATTCAGTCGGACGCAATTACTACTGGGAAACTTGCTTCGTCTAGCGTTACTCAAGCAAAACTAAATTCAGACGTAATCGTTATGGAGACGTGCACTTCAGGCACGCGGCCAGGCTCGCCATCTGTTGGTGCAACTATTTTTGAGACCGATACGAAGTCGTTCCGAATCTGGAACGGTTCAACATGGATTCCAGTCGGCTTATACCCCCCAGCAGCACCGACTAGTCTTTCTGCTACCCCATCGACAACAACAGTAAGTATCTCATTTACCGCTGGGGCGTCATATATTTCTCCAATCAGTAATTATGAATATGCAATATCCACAAATGGTGGAAGTTCGTACGGTTCGTGGACAGCACTTTCGCCAGCAGATTCAACGTCGCCAATAACTATTAGCGGTCTTTCAATGGCTACAGCATATGTTGCGAAATTAAGAGCCGTAAATGATGTTGGCGCAGGACCCGAGTCATCCACTGTGTCATTTACAACGACATCAACAATTGCTGTCGAATATCTCGTGATTGCGGGTGGCGGCGCTGGTGGTTACGAGCGCGGTGGCGGTGGCGGTGCAGGTGGCTATCGCACAAATGTTTCTGGTGCAACATCTGGTGGAGGTGCTTCTGCCGAGGCGTCGATGAGCATTGGTACTGGAACCTACACGGTGACGGTTGGAAGCGGAGGGGCGGCAAACTCGAATCCAGGAAACAACTCCGTTTTTAATGGAATCACATCAATCGGCGGCGGTGCGGGTGGTTCGACTAGAACGACTGGTGGTTCTGGTGGTGGCGGTAGATACACGGGTGACACCACTGGCGCAGCAGGAACTGCTGGTCAGGGTTACGCGGGTGGGAACGGTTCGTACCCCAATGGCTCTGGCGGCGGTGGTGGTGCTGGCCAGGCGGGAGCAAACGCAGGAAATACATGGGGTGGTGCTGGTGGCAACGGTGTTTCATCTTCTATTACTGGAACTGCAGTGACTCGCGGCGGTGGTGGTGGCGGTGGTGGGGACTACGGAAACGGAATAACTGGTGGAACTGGTGGCGGTGGGGCAAGCGCGAACGGCGGAGTTGCTGGAACCGCCAACACTGGTGGCGGTGGTGGCGGTGGAAACTGGCAAGGTGCGCCATACAACGGTGGCAATGGTGGCTCTGGTGTGGTAATTGTTCGATATTTGACATCTGAAAAGACCGCTTCAGGATTTACAATTAGTGGTGGCACAACAACGACGTCTGGTTCATACACAATCCATACGTTTAATTCCTCAAGCAGTTTGGTGGTTGCGTAATGCCGCTTTCATTTCCTTCATCTCCGACAAATGGCGACACTTATACCGTTGGAACGCGTACATGGACCTGGAACGGAACAATTTGGGAACTCAACAGTTCTGCCTTGGGTGTTGCTTCAGTTACGGAATCTGAACTCGCTTCCAATTCAGTGACTACTGCAAAAATCGCAAGCAACGCAGTGACAACCGCAAAAATCGCCGCTAATGCCGTTACGTCAGCAAAAATTGATAGTGCTGTCAATATCCTTACGGTTTGCACATCTACGACACGACCAGAAACCCCGTCATCTGGAAAACCAATTTTTGAAACTGACACTAATGCGTTTTTAATTTGGGATGGCTCAACATGGTTGCCAGTTGGACTAAGACCCCCATCCGCACCGACTTCCCTTAGTGCTGTTGCGTCTAGCACGAGTGTTGCTATTTCATTTACTGCTGGGTCTTCACCTATTTCCGCGATTAGTAATTACGAGTACAGACTTTCTACAAATGGTGGTAGTACATACGGTTCATGGACAGCACTATCTCCAGCAGACTCCACGAGCCCGATTACCATCAGCGGGCTTTCAATGGGAACAGCATATGTTGCTCAGTTGCGTGGCGTCAATGAAATTGGAAGCGGAGTTGCATCTTCTGGTGTTTCATTCACAACTACTACGGAAATTTCTGTCGAGTATGTCGTAGTCGCAGCGGGAGGCGCTGGTGGGTACAGCAGAAGCGGTGGTGGCGGTGGTGGTGGCTACCGTTCTTCCGTCTCTGGAGAATCCTCTGGTGGTGGGGCTTCAGCAGAATCACCACTTGTTCTGTCACCTGGAACCTACACAGTCACAGTCGGTGCTGGTAGCGGCAACTCATCAGCGTTCCATACGATTTCGTGTGTAGGTGGCGGCGGTGGTGCTTCGGAGAACAGCGATGCGTCTTTGGCCAATGGTGGTTCAGGTGGTTCTGGTGGAGGCTCTTGTACGAGCGCCTTCGGAGTAACTGGTTCTGGTGGTGCTGGAACAGCAAATCAAGGTTATGCGGGAGAAAGCGGCGGCGGTGGCCGACGTGGTGGTGGTGCTGGCGGACTTGGTTCTTCTGGTGGACCTGGAGTTGCGTCAAGCATTACTGGAACATCAGTAACAAGAGCCGCTGGTGGAGTTGGTTACGGAAATGGTGGCGGTGGTGGAGCAGGCGCAGCAAACACTGGAAACGGTGGTCAAGGGAATGGCCCAAACGCATGGGGTGGCGCTGGCGGTTCTGGGGTTGTCATCGTTCGTTACCTGACATCGAGTGCTACAGGACTTACAATTACAGGGGGTAGTGCCACGACTTCTGGCTCGTACACCGTCAGAACATTCAACTCTTCAGGAAGCCTGGTGATTTCGTAATGCCTATAGATTTTCCAAATTCACCATCAAGCGGCGATTCCTATAACGCTGGCGGCAAGACATGGCAGTACAACGGTTCTGTATGGGTTTTGCAGGGTGTTGTTGCGGTCATCCCATCTGGGGCTATTACTTCAAGCCAGTTGAATGCATCTGTTCTGTCATCAATTGACAACCTCGGTGATGTAGATTTGACGGTAGCACCGACAAATGGACAAGTCTTGACCTATGACACTACTGCTGGGGCGTGGATTTCGAGCGCAATCCCAGCAAGTGGCGGCCTTGAGACAGATTCTGAAGGGGCTATTTCGGTTATGGATATTGGAGCATAGAAATGGCTACATCAAGAGCAGAATCAAGACTTGGCGGCCCAACACAACTTGGAACAAGTACGACAACCATCTGCACAGCAGGTGCTGGCGTTACGGAAGTAATCAAGCAGGTTGTCATTTGCAATACCGATACCGTTGACCGAACATTCACTTTGTCAATTGGCAGCGCGGCATCTGGAGCGAATCACTTGTTTTCGGCAACCCCAATCGGCGCAAACGACAGCATTATCTTTGATACGGCCATCGTCCTTGCTCCCACAGAAACACTTCAGGGTCTTGCAGATACGGCAAGCAAGGTAACAGTTACTGCGTTTGGTTGGGAAAAGACAACGGTCTAATGGGTGTTGATTCGAACTACGGCATCGGCTCGCTGAAGCCAGGGGTTTGTACTAGTTCGACTCGTCCTGCTTCCCCGTATGTGGGGCAAACTATTTTTGAGACCGATACAAAGAAGATGAAAGTATGGCTTGGTACTGGTTGGTCAAGTGGAACAACACACCAACTTGCGCTTACTCTAGATTACCTCGTAATTGCAGGTGGTGGTGCAGGTGGTAATGGCTATAACGGTGGTGGTGGTGGTGGTGCTGGAGGGTTACGCTCAACAGTTACTGCAACTGGGGGTGGGGGAAATCTTGAATCACAACTACAATTAGTACCTGGAACTTACACAATAACTGTTGGTGCTGGAGGAACTGGTAATAGTGGTTCTGAAGTTCCTGGAGGTCAAGGAACAGCAAGTTCTATTGCGGGAACTGGTATAACTACGGTTACTTCTGCTGGTGGTGGCGGAGGTGGTGGTGGTTACCAAAACTCAAACGGAAACGCAACCACTGGTGGTTCTGGTGGCGGAGGCTGGGCGGTAGACCCATCAACCACATCGGCAGGTGCGGCTGGAACAGCCAATCAAGGATACGCTGGTGCAACTTCTTCAGTGCCGTCAAGTTGGGCTGCTGGTGGTGGTGGTGGTGGTGCTGGAGCAGTTGGCGCAACATCAGCCACAAACGCTGGAGGTAACGGTGGCAACGGTGTCGCTGTGGCGATTACTGGGTCTTCTGTTACCTATGCAGGTGGTGGTGGTGGTGGACGAGATACTCGTGCTAGTGGCTCTAGTAGTTCTGGTGGTTCAGGTGGTGGCGGCGCTGGGTCAAATGGCACCAATAACCCAGTGGCTGGAACACCAAATACTGGAGGTGGCGGTGGTGGTACCGCATATTCCAATAGAATTGCTGGTGGAGCAGGTGGTTCTGGTGTTGTCATCGTTCGTTATCTCACAGCAGATGCAATAGGCTTGACCATCACTGGCGGAACAACCTCCACATCAGGTTCGTACACGATTCACACGTTCAACTCCTCCAGTAGTTTGGTAATCGCATGACGATTTCTGCTACTTCTCAGGGGTTGAAGCCTGGTGTTTGTACTTCGTCGAATCGTCCAGCGAACCCGTTTGACGGGATGATGATTTATGAGACTGATACGAATTTGGTGCGTATTTGGAATGGTTCGGCGTGGAAGACGTTGGCGTACTCGGACTATACGAGCGGTTCAGTTATTCAGGTTGTGAGCGCAACTAAGACCGATACGCAAACGTTTACGACTGCGACCTACACCGATATCACTGGTCTAAGTGTCAGCATCACGCCGACTTCTGCATCTAGCAAAGTGTTCATTACGTCCAACATAACTGCGTATGCACAGACTGGAAATACCCAGGGGTTCATCCGTCTTGTCCGTGGCTCAACCGCTATTGCCATTGGTGATGCGGCTGGCAGTAGGGTTCAGGCAACAACCACGGTTGGTTTTACAAATGCTTATCAGTCCCTGAGTACAAGTTTCAGTTACTTGGATAGCCCTTCAACCACTTCTTCAACAACATACAAATTGCAGGTGCGCGATGAAGTTGGGTATTCGGTTTGGATAAATAGAAGCCAAAACGATACGGACAATTATGCTGGCGGTCGTTTCATTTCTACTATTACTGCTATGGAGATTGCTGGATAATGCCTCTTTCGTCTATTGTCGGTGCTCAGTCAATCGTTAAGCCTGGAGTTTGCACATCTTCAACCAAGCCTGCATCACCGTTTGACGGTCAAGTTATCTATATGACGGATGCCGACCAGACTGCGGTGTGGGATGGGTCATCGTGGATTGGGTTAGAGCGTTCACGAGATAGGAATGTCATAATTAATGGTGCGATGCAGGTTGCGCAACGAGGAACATCCACAGCCAGCATCACGGCAAGTAGTTACAACACCGCAGACCGATACCGTGTCGCAATATCTTCTTTGGGGACATGGACGCAATCAGTTGAGAATGATGCCCCAACTGGTTCGGGTTTTCGCAAGTCATTGAAAATGCTCTGCACGACCGCTGATGCTTCCCCAGCGGCACCCGATGTGGTGAGAATAGACCAACTGTTGGAGGGTCAGAATCTTCAGCAATTTGCTAAAGGAACTTCGTCTGCCAAACAGTTCAGTTTGTCGTTTTGGGTCAAGTCAAATGTGACTGGAACATACATTGCAGAGTTGTCTGACACCGACAACACTCGGCAAGTATCTGCCTCGTACACGATTTCTGCTTCAGCAACTTGGGAGAAGAAAACTATCACTTTCCCTGCGGATACGACTGGTGCTTTTGATAACGATAATGCGGAAAGTTTGCAGGTTCGTTGGTGGCTTGGTGCTGGAACAGATTTTACTTCAGGAACATTGAATACGAGTTGGGCTTCTTCAACCAATGCGAATCGTGCGGTCGGTCAAACCAATCTCGCTTCCGCCACGAACAATTATTGGCAGATTACGGGTGTGCAGTTGGAGGCTGGTGCGGTAGCAACACCATTCGAGTTTGAGGACTACGGTGTGACGCTTGCTAAATGTCAGCGTTACTATGAGAAAACTTATGATACGACCGTAAATCCTGGGGCAGCAACCAATGCTGGGTTTACTGGAACTGGTGGTCCAGATGGTGTCGCTTCAATCTACAGATGGAATGTTTGGCGGTACAAAGTTGATAAACGGGCTGCACCATCAGTAACGATTTATGATATGGCTGGGAATAGTGGCAAAGTTACTGGGTGGCAATCTGGTTCGACTACGAATAACTTGACGCCCACCAATGCTGGTTGGGTGAACGGTGTTTCTTCACACGCTGTGCTTTTCCAAGCGAATTATGCAGGCTTCTACTATCAGGCTGTTTCTAGTGCAGAACTGTAAAGGATAAATGATGTTCAAGATTGTGCGCCCTGACCTCGGAGACGAATGGATTGAAATGACCATAAATGGTGTCGTTTCGTGCGTTCCGATGGATGAATCCAATACCGATTATCAGGCGTATCTTGCTTGGGTCGCCGAAGGAAATACAGCAGAAGAATGGACTGGTGAGTAATGCCTATTGATTTTCCAAATTCTCCAGCCAACGGTGCAACTTATTCGGTTGGAACAAAGACCTGGCAGTTTGATGGCACGGTCTGGGTTGTCGTACAAAGTGACGCCCTTATTGGAACTGGTTCCGTCACTGAAGATAAATTGGCAAGCGGCGCTGTTACTGCAGGGAAGATTGGTTCTGGAGCGGTCACTGAAGCAAAGATTGGCTCTAGTGCAGTAACCGAAGCAAAGATTGGCACTGGCGCAGTAACTGAGACAAAGATTGCCGACAGTGCGATTACTACCGCAAAAATTGCCGCTGGTGCAGTGGTTGAGGCAGACCTTGGCACATCGGCAGTCACAACAGCAAAAATCGCAAACTCCAGTGTGACAGGTGAAAAGTTGGCAAACCTGTCTACATCAGTAAAAACAACTTCATATGTTCTTGCCGCGGCAGACCGAAATACTCGAGTCATTATGAATAGCGGTTCATCCACAACAATCACCGTAAACACAAGTCTGTTTTCTGCTGGAGATGTTGTCTGGATTCATAATATTGGTGCTGGTACCTGCACCGTGACCGCAGGTACGGCGACTGTTACCACCTCGGGGTCACTTGCTTTGGCGCAGTGGGGAGGCGGCACTCTTTACTTTACGTCGGCGTCAGCCGCCATATTTTTTCCCCCAGGTGGCGGCGTAACATACGGAACAGCGACAGGTGGAGTCGGTTCGCCCACATCGGTGACAATCAGCGGTCAAAACTATGAGTACCTAACTTTTACGGGAACTGGAACTCTTACTGTTACAAAATCTGGATTGTTTGATGTACTCCTTGCCGCTGGTGGTGGCGGTGGTGGCAATGGAGGCGCATACGGATACGGTGGTCAGACTTACTACGGTGACGGTGGCGGCGGTGGCGCGGGTGGATTATTGGTTATAACTGGAAGCGTTTATCTTGACGCGAACCAGACCATAACTATCGGTGCAGGAGGTGGTGGTCAGGCAAACGGTTCAGATACAACTCTTGGCAGTGTTCTTGTTGCCGTTGGTGGGGGCCACGGTGGAAAAATTAATTCGCCAGAGTACTACTACAACACTTCTGCACTTGGTGGTAGCGGTGGTTCTGCTGGCGGAAACCATTCATGGGGCGGACAAGAGGGAAGAACAAACAAGGCCGTAACCAATCAGGGAAATATTGGCGGTATTGAGTCTCGTAGCGGTACCACAGGTTCATCTGGCGGTGGTGGTGGCGGCAAGGGCGGTCAGGGCTCTGGTTCTGCGGGCGGCGCTGGTTATGACGTTGCAGCATTCATAGGTGGCTCAACTCTTTATAAATCTGGTGGCGGTGGTGGCGGTCGCTACGCGGGTAGTGCTGGCGCTGGCGGTTCTGGCGTTGGTGGTTCTGGCGGAAGTTCTGGTGGTGGCGGCTCCGCATCGGCCAATACCGCATCTGGTGGTGGTGGTGGTTGGAGCGGTGGCGGTTCTGGCGGAAGCGGCATCGCATACATCAGATGGAAGGTTTAACCCAATTACCGAACGACGGTGATGGTGTATTATTTTCTTGCTCCCTATAAGCCTGAATAGACGGTTTTTCAATGGCTATTGACTTTCCAAATTCACCATCTAATGGCCAGACGTACTCAGTCGGCGATAAGACCTGGATTTACAGCAACGGCAAGTGGGAAAGCGGCAATGGCCCAATTGGTCCAACTGGAGCAACTGGACCAACTGGACCTACAGGACCAACTGGAGCAACAGGTCCAGAAGGCGCAGCATCGACTGTTTCTGGGCCGACTGGACCAATAGGGGCAACTGGACCCACGGGTGCCACTGGCGCAACGGGTCCTGTCGGTGCAACTGGACCACAAGGAAATGTTGGCGCAACTGGTCCACAAGGCGACGTTGGTTCAACTGGTCCAACTGGTCCTGTTGGCGATGTTGGAGCAACTGGTCCAGTAGGAGCAACTGGACCAATTGGACCAACTGGAGCAACTGGTCCGACAGGCGCGACGGGAGCAACTGGACCGACAGGTCCTACTGGAGCGACTGGACCACGCGGTCAATCGTCTTCGTACTTCGACTACAAAGCAAAAACTGGTTCGACAAGTGGAGACCCAGGTAGTTCGTACTTGATTTGGAATAATTCAACACAAACAAGCGCGACACAAATAAATGTTGATGACCTTGATAACAGCGGTTATGACGTACACGTATTTTTGAACAGTATTCAGTCTGGCGACGAACTGTACATTCAGGATTCCAATGATTCAACCAACTATCAGAAGTGGACTGTCTCCTCAGCGCCAGTCGACCAAGGTACATATGTAGAGTTCCCAGTTTCCTTTGTCTCATACGGCGGAACTGGAAATGCTTTCGCCAACGACCACCAACTTCTTCTCATTATTCGCGACATTGGTGCGGTCGGTCCGACTGGACCAGCGGGTGCAACAGGTGCCACTGGAGCGACAGGACCAACTGGTCCCACGGGAGCAACTGGTGATACGGGCGCAACAGGTGCAGTTGGACCGACTGGTGCTACTGGTGCGACTGGTCCACAGGGTTCTGTCGGCGCAACTGGTGCCACAGGTCCGCAGGGTGATGTTGGCGCGACTGGGCCGATAGGCGCAACTGGACCTACGGGTGCAACTGGAGACACGGGTCCAACTGGAGCAACTGGTCCAGTCGGTCCACTCGACACACTTTCCGATGTGGCAATCACCGATGCTGCAAGCGGGGACATTGTTTACTACAACGGAACATCGTGGGTCAATACGCCGATTACGAGCGTTGCATCCACATCCTCGGTTACTGTCTCGGATACCGCTCCATCCACTCCAGCAAGCGGCGACCTATGGTTTGAATCGGACACCACAAGAACATTTGTCTATTACGACTCTGCCTGGGTTGAAATCGGTAGTACTCCGCCTACGGCAACAGTTTCAGATACTGCTCCATCAAGTCCTGTCACTGGACAAGTTTGGTTCAACTCGCTAAACGGTGGAACCTATGTCTACTACAGCAGCGCATGGGCAGAAGTTGGAGCGGTCCCTGTTAACAACCTTCTTAATCTGCTTGATGCGAAAGGTGATATTTTTGTCGGAAGCGCCGACAATACGGCGACGGTACTGTCAGTGGGCGCAAATGGTTATTTCTTAAAGGCGAACAGTTCTGCAGCCGCTGGTGTTGAGTGGGCGTCAATTCCAACGATTAACGCACTTGACGATGTTGGCGATGTTAATGTCACTTCTGCAACTTCTGGACAGTATTTGCAGTGGAACGGCACAAACTGGGTCGCTGCAACAGTGTCAACAGATTTTATGACAAGCACAAAAAATGCGGCATTAATCGTTATGGATATAGGAGCATAAGACATGGCATCAGGAGATAGAACAGAATCGCGGCTTGGTGGCCCAATTCAATTGGGCACAACAACAACAACAATTTGCACTGCGGCGTCGGGATATACAGAAGTCATAAAGCAAATTATCATCTGCAATACCGACACTGCAGATAGAACGGTAACCCTTGCTATTGGCTCTGCGGCAACTGCAGCAAATCGAATTATGTCAGCAGTTCCAATCGGCGCAAACGACATCATGGTTTTTGATACCGCCTTGGTTCTTGCTGCTACCGAAACACTGCAAGGTCTCGCCGATGCTGCAAACGTTGTGAACGTAACTGCCATTGGTTGGGAGAAGGAAAACTGAGCAATGGGTCTTAGTACGCCTTATGGGGTTCTCGGGTTGAAGAACTATGTGAATGCTTCAACCTTTGCACCACAAACCGCCGAGTATCTTGTTGTCGCTGGCGGAGGCGGTGGCGGACAGAATGGTCCTGGTGATGGGGGCGGTGGCGCTGGCGGCTTAAGAACTAATGTTGCTGGAGCAACTTCTGGTGGAGGTTCTGCTACTGAAGCAATCTTTAATATTTCATCAGGAGTTTCATATACGGTCACAGTTGGTGGTGGTGGGGCTAGAAATACAGCAGGAAACAATTCTGTTTTTTCAACTATTACTTCTACTGGCGGTGGTCGAGGCGGAGAGTATGTAGCAAACGCAGCAAGCATCGGAGGCTCGGGTGGTGGCGGTAGCGGTAGGGGAAGCAGCCAACCTGGAGCCGCTGGAACGACTGCACAGGGTTTTGCTGGAGGCGGTGGAGCAGTCGGTACAAATGATGGCGGCGGAGGCGGTGGTGGCGCTGGCGGCGCAGGAGCAACTGGAATCGGTGGTACTGCATCAGTTGCAACTGGTGGCGCTGGTGGTATTGGAGTTATATCTTCTATCTCTGGGACGAACACATACTATGCAGGTGGTGGTGGAGGTGGAACCGATGCTCCTGCAAGAGGTGGGGCTGGAGGTTCGGGTGGTGGCGGAAACGGTCACAACCTAACTTCGGGTAGTTCTGCTACTGCTGGGACTGCTAATACTGGTGGCGGTGGTGGTTCTGGCTCAACGAATGCTGGTGGTGGAAGTGGTGTAGTAATTATTCGATATCCGATTATTTATCGAACAGCAACGACTACTGGTTCATCTGTTGCCGTTACGACAACTGCGACACACCGTATTTATACTTTTGCCGCAAGTGGAAGCATTACTTTCTAATGAGCATCTCTGGCGGACGCACACAACGGCTTGTAACTCAGTATGGAGTCGCATCTGGTGGCACTGAGACAACGCCGACCATTTCTGGCGTGTCATGCCAGTTACATACATTTACTGCTGATGGAACATTTACTGTTTCTAAAGGTGGTTGGTTTGATGTATTGCTTGTCGGTGGCGGTGGCGGCGGATGGGCGGTTGCTTCGGGTGGCGGCGGTGGCGGCGGTGGTGGTGTATGTGAAGGAACTATTTACCTTCCATCTGGTTCGTACCCAGTAACTGTTGGCGCTGGGGGAGTTGTATCTGGAGTATCAACTGGTTCTGTGATGGGTGGTTCGTCCTACATTGGCTCAACGGCAACCAGTTTATTAGCAATTGGCGGAGGAAACTCTGACTATTCGTTGGATGTCGGTCGCGTTGGTGCGTCAACTGCTGGTGCTCGTGGTAATGGAACCACAAATGTTCCGTCAGTGGGTATAGCAGGACAAGGCACTCAAGGTGGTAATGATGCTACGGGCGTTGCTGGTGGTGGCGGTGGTGCTGGGGCTGCTGGTGGCAATGCATCTGGTTCAACGGCTGGTGCTGGTGGTGCTGGTCGCGACATTTCTGCGTTTTTAGGTCAGTCTGCTGGCACGACATACAAGGGTGGAGGCGGTGGTGGTGGTGCAGGAACTGGTACTGGTGGGACTGGCGGTTCTGGTGGTGGCGGTCGTGGAACAGATGGAAGCACAAGTAACGCAACTGCTGGCACGGCGAACTCTGGTGGCGGTGGCGGCGGTGGGAATGGTGCTTACGCCGCTGGCGCTGGTGGTTCAGGAATTGTCTACATCCGTCGTCGCATCTCTGGTGATGCACTAGCAACAACTGCTGGATATGGTGCTGCATCGAACGCTTCATCGGCAATCAACGTTGGTGGAGTAACATATAATCTGACAACCTTTACTAGCGATAGTACTTTTACGGTTACGACCGCAGGTTTATTTGATTTGCTTCTTGTAGGTGGCGGTGGTGCTGGGGGCAGTAGTGGAGTCTCCGCCTACAATGGTGGCGGCGGCGGCGCTGGTGGCGTAACGACTCAAACTGTTTTCTTGCCTGTTGGTTCGTATGCCGTGACCGTTGGTGCTGGTGGAACATCAGTCGTAAATACAAGAGGGACAAACGGCGGCGGCTCATCCTTGGCGACCACATTGGGCTCAATAAATGCCATTGGTGGCGGGTATGGAGTTTGGGTCAATAACGGAGTTGCTTATGGTGAGGGTTCTAGGGGTGCTTCTGGTGGGGGTGGAGGAGGTGGCGGAGGCGCAGTAACCGCTGGATACACCAGTTTGTTTCCAACTATTTTGGGAAGTTCTGGTGGAAACGGAGTAGGAACCAACAACACAAGTGCTGGCGGTGGTGGCGGAGCATCTGGTGTTGGGGGCAACGGTTCATCTGGAACTGGTGGCGCTGGGGGCACTGGTTACGATGTGAGTTCTTTTATTGGGGGCTCCACTCTGTACAAGGCTGCTGGCGGTGGTGGTGGTGGCGTTTCTACTGGAGGAACTGGCGGTTCATCAGTTGGCGGTAACGGTTCGGTCAACACAGCAGGAACTGCGGCGTCAGCAAATACTGGTAGTGGCGGTGGTGGTGCTGGCTCTGGTTCTACTGCGGCTGGCGGGAATGGTGGCTCAGGAATCGTCTACGTTCGCTATAGGACTTCGTAAACTAAACTAGAGGAATCATGAGCGCACAATACTTTGCACAACTCGATGAGAACAATGTAGTAATCCATGTCGCAGTGGTCATGGAGGACTTCCTCAAGGCCAACCCAGAGCGCTATCCAGGCCGCTGGGTGGAGACATTCTTTAATACAGAGGGAAAGACCTACGCAGGTGTTGGTTTTATCTACGACGAAGAGACTCAAGATTTCACCCCACCAGTAGCACCAGAAGTCGAGGAATAATGCCGTTTTCATCAGTTCTCGGAGCAAGTTCGGCAATCAAGCCAGGAGTAGTTACTTCCTCTACGCGCCCGACTGTGCCGTATGTTGGACAAATGATTTTTGAAACCGATACAAACAAATTGGGTGTGTGGAACGGTTCAGAGTGGAGATTTTTTATTGATGTCGATACGCCGCCCGCTTTAGAGTTGGTGAAGACCCAGACGATTGGAACTGCTGTATCTACAGTTACAGTAACAGATGCATTTAGTAGCACATACGACAATTATCTAATTACGGTAGGCAGCGGAGTTGCATCTACTGAAATAGACCTTGGTTTGCGATTGGGTAGCACCACTACTGGCTATTACGGCTCGGCATTACGAGTGAACTGGGCGGCTTCATCCTCAACTGCATCAGATAATAACAATAGTTTTTTTGAAGACCTCGGACGAGGAACGACAACCTCTTTGTCTTTCAACTGCACGGTTTTTGCGCCATACCTTGCGAAAAATACAATCGTCCATAGTTCGTGGGTCGGAACAATTCCAGCAAGCCTTGGTGGTACATACAATGGCTTTCTAAACGACACAACTTCATACACGGCTTTTACACTTATCGCAAGCACTGGCACCCTGACTGGGGGGACTATCCGAGTCTACGGATACAGGAACTCATAATGGCCTTCTCTTTCCCCTCTTCTCCAGCGGTCAATGACACCTATACGGTTAACAACCGTACCTACACATGGACTGGAACTGTATGGGAAATGACGGGCGGAGTCATCACTTCGCAACAGATTGCTGATAGTTCTGTAACGTCAGCAAAGATTGCCTCTGGCGCAGTTGGTGAATCAGACATTGCTACTGGCGCAGTAACTGAAGCAAAGATTGGGGCCAACGCCGTTACTCACGCCAAGTTGGCATCTAACTTGTCTGCGGTAACTATTTGTACTAGTTCGACTCGTCCTGCTTCCCCGTATGTAGGGCAAACAATTTTTGAAACTGATACAAGCCTGATGAAAGTTTGGCTTGGAACCACATGGTCTGCTGGTCAACTTCATACCAGTGGAATTGCGTTAACATATTTGGTTATTGCTGGCGGTGGTGGTGGCGGTGGAGGAAACGTAGGTGGTGGTGGCGGTGCTGGTGGGTACCGTTCATCCGTTAGCGGAGAGTCATCTGGTGGTGGTTCAACTGCTGAGTCAATTTTGGTTTTGGAGCGTGGAACCTACACAGTTACTGTTGGTTCTGGTGGTTCTGGTGGTGCGCTTGACACAAGGGCTGGTAGCGGTAATAACTCGGTGTTTCATACCATTACAGCAAGCGGTGGTGGTGGGGGTGGTGCAACAAACAACCAACCAGGTCTTTCTGGTGGTTCTGGTGGCGGCGGTCGTGGTAATGACACCGCATCAACTGGAGGTTCTGGAACAGCAAATCAAGGTTACGCAGGGGCAATAGGAACCAACAATACTGGTGGTGGCGGTGGAGGTGGCGCTAGTGCCGTTGGTGTTCAGGGGGCGACCAGTCAATATCCAGGTGGTGCTGGCGGTGCTGGCGTATCGTCATCCATTAGCGGGTCGTCGGTAGCAAGAGGAGGTGGCGGAGGTGGCGGTGGATGGTCTGATTCTCAACCAGGTGGTGCTGGCGGCAATGGTGGTGGAGGAGCGGGTGGACGACTAAGCGTTGTTGGCGTAGCGGGGACCGCAAACACTGGTGGCGGTGGTGGTGGTGGTGGACAAGCAACTACTGGCGGCAATGGTGGTGCTGGAGTGGTAATTGTACGCTACACAACTTCAGATGCAACTGCATTTTCAATTACTGGTGGAACTAAAACCACATCTGGTTCGTATACAATTCACACGTTCAACTCCTCCAGTAGTTTGGTTATCGCATAATGCCCGCCATAGATTTCCCCAATTCGCCATCGCTTAATCAAATTTTTAGTAGCGGTGGTAAATCGTGGCGCTGGGATGGCACCGCCTGGGTCATGGTTGTTTCTTTGGTTGAAGTCAATGTCGAACCAAGCACGACCAATATTGATGGCGGCGAACCAGACACTATTCAGTTTTATGACATAGGCGCACTTGATGGGGGGACTGTCTAATGCCATACAAAATTCAATTAAGGCGCGGCACTGCCGCTCAATGGACTGCGGCCAATCCAATTTTGGCCGATGGAGAAATAGCCCTAGAGACAGACACATCTAAATTTAAAGTTGGGGATGGCTCAACATCTTGGGCCAATCTTGCATATGGGCCAATCGCTGGAACAATTGCCGACGATTCTGTAACTACAGCAAAACTCGCTGATACTTCTATAACCGCAGCAAAAATTCAAAATAGTGCAGTAACGACGGATAAAATTCAAAACAACGCTGTAACGCAAGTAAAAATGGCATCGACTTTATCTGCGGTAACCATATGCACTTCATCAACAAGGCCTGGTTCGCCGTTTACTGGTCAAACTATTTTCGAAACAGATACCCGCAAGCAAAAAATTTGGTTGGGGTCAGCATGGTCTGTTGGAACAACGCATTATTCCAGCATTACAACTGAATATATTGTCGTCGCAGGCGGAGGCGGTGGTGGTGGCGGCGAAAATCAAAATGGTGGTGGTGGCGGAGGCGGTGGCGGTGGCGCTGGTGGCTACAGAAGTTCTGTTAGTGGGGAACAATCTGGCGGTGGGTCCGCTGCTGAATCAACACTGTCACTTGTTCCTGGCACCTATTCGGTCATAGTTGGTGCTGGCGGAACTGGAGGGACTAGTGCTGCACAAACTTCTTCGACAAACGGCGCACAGGGTAGCAACTCCTCATTCGATGCAATAGTGAGCACTGGCGGAGGCGCTGGCGCTGGTGACGAAAAAACTGCAGGCTCTGGCGGTAGCGGCGGCGGAACTGGTGGCGACGTTGGTTCTTCGGGCGGTTCTGGTACCGCATCACAGGGCTACAACGGTGGAGCAAATCAACCGAGTCGATGCGGTGGCGGTGGTGGTGGTGCTGGGGAACTAGGTAACACCGATGCGGCTAGAGAGGGCGGAGATGGTGTAGCAAGTTCAATTTCTGGGTCCTCAACTACTTATGCTGGAGGCGGTGGCGGTGGCGCTGGCGGTATGGTTACATCAACCGCTTCTGGTGGTGCTGGTGGTGGCGGAACTGGTTCAAGCACAGATGGAACAAACAACGGAAGCGTTGGTGGAGGAAATGCTACCGCTGGAACTGCAAATACTGGTGGTGGCGGTGGTGCTGCTGCTGCTGGTCGTGCGCAAAATGGTCAAAGTGGTGGTTCTGGTATTGTGATTGTTCGTTATCCAACGTCTGATGCAATCGGCCTTACAGTTACTGGTGGAACAAAAACCACATCTGGTTCTTATACGATTCACACATTCACATCTAGCGGTTCGCTGGTAATTGCCTAAGCCAAGGACACTTTATGGACCCACTTCAATTTGAACTTAAGTTTCTTGAGAACGTAAATAACCATTCAGCAACGATTATCCCTGATGGTTCAATTTCTACATCTAAACTGTCTGATAGTTCTGTCACTACTGCAAAGATTGCCGAGGGTGCAGTAGTAACCGCCGATATCGCGGCAAATGCCGTTACTCAGGCAAAGTTGGCTTCTTCTCTTTCTGCTGTGACGGTAACAACCTCTTCCCTTGTTGGGACGGCTATACCTAGTCCATTCACTGGACAGATGGCGTTCTATACAGACACCAATGCGATGTATGTATGGACTGGCTCTGCCTGGAGGAATATAACCAATCCTCCAGACTCGATTGTTCAAGTTAAGTATTATCGAACAGATGCCAGGAACACATATACTGCTGCGAACTCTGGTAATGGAACAACAATTACTGATTTGAACCTAACAATAACCCCAAAATACTCGAACAGCATTATTCTTATGCAATGGATGATTAATTGCGAATTCCATCATGACAATGTTTTTCTTCTACACAAAGATGGCGCTTTAATAACAACGTCGAGTTATGAGGGTTACAACAACGTTGCTGGGAATAATCGGTGGTCTGGTGTCGCATCAGGACAGTACGACAATGATAACAATAGTACGATGTATAATATATTTCTTCAGTATGCGATACCTGCTTCTAGCACGGCTAGCGCCACCTACTCACCAGCAGTAAGGGCATCCCAGGCAACCGCTTATACTTTTTATCTCAACAGGACACAAGGTAGCGCTGGGTCGGATTCCTACGAGGTCACGATTTCTACTGGGACCATCTGGGAAATTGCTCAATAGGGTAAAATAGGCACTATGGCTGTTCAAATCCAACTAAGACGTGGCACTGCAGCAGCATGGACTGCTGCTAATCCAACCCTTGCCGAGGGTGAAATTGGCGTCGAGTCTGACACGGATTTGTTCAAAATTGGGGATGGCTTGACAGCATGGACAAGCCTTTCTTACGGTGGGCTCCAGGGAACGAGTGGAACAAATGGCCAGGGGGTTCCAAGCGGTGGAACAAGCGGTCAAGTATTGGTTAAGAACTCTTCAACAAACTATGACACTTCATGGGTGTCGACTATTCAACCATACGAGAATGACCAGACAATTCTTTCTACACAGGTGTTCAGTTAGGAGTAATACGTGGCAACATTTTCAAAGCAAATTCT